ATCCAAATGGAAATTACTCAACCTATGAAGATGGAGTAATGACTGCATATCAAATGACTATGACTTATAGAGAACTTAATCCAATATACAACGATGATTATGGTAATAGTGGTTCACTACCTCAAGAAATAGGTTTCTAAAATGTCAAATTATTTTAATTTAGTCCCAGATTTTGAATATGTCAGCAGACTTCCTGATGCTAAAATATCAGACTATATTACTGTAAAAAATCTTTTTAAGAGAGTATTCCTTAGAGAGGATATTTACCAAAACCTCACTTTCTTCAAAAAATACTCAGTTGTTGGTGATGATAGACCAGATAATGTAGCTGCTCAAGTATACGAAGATTCTACATTAGATTGGTTAGTTCTTTTAACTAATAATATAATAAATGTCCAAAATGAGTGGCCATTACCTCAAGAAGACTTTGATAGATATCTTTTAGATAAGTATAATGATAATTATGATAAAATTTACAATGAAGTTCATCATTTTGAAACTATTGAGGTAAAAGACAGTAATGATGTTGTTATAGTTCCTGAAGGATTAGAGGTAAGTGAAGATTTTTCAACAACTTACTACGATTACTTTATTGGGGGATTAACGACTGCAAACAATATTACTAGACCAGTCACGAATTACCAATATGAAGAAAAAGTTGAAAATAAGAAAAGAGAGATTTTCATCCTAAAACCAGAATACATCAGTGTGGTCATGGATGATATAGATGATATAGCAGCATATAAAAAAGGTTCCACCGAATATGTCGATGAAACCTTAAAGAGAGCCGAAAATATTAGATTGTATCAATAAAAAAACCTAATAGGGGCAAAAAATACTGGAGTTTTTTTTCCGACTTTTTTGGAAATAAAAGTCGAATTTCCCTCAGCTATTCCTCCGCTAACTTCTGGAAGTATGATAGTGCATCATCCTCATCAGAACTAGCAGATGCTACAGCAGCAGTCACAGTTTCCTCTGCCTTACGTGTTTCAAAGTTGGGTTGGAAAGAACCACGAGAGTTGTCCTCCTCAAACACTTCCTCATCTACACGACGTGCAGGAGGTCTTTGTCCTAGAACATACTTCAGACGTTTCTGAAGGTCATCATAAGACTTAAACTGATCAGCAGCAGTAACAGCAGCAAGAGAATACTGCTTCTTCCATAATGCTTCTAATGCATCGTCATCATCAAGAACAGGAGATACTTTATCGAACTCTGACTTGTCATAGTTCCAGTAACCATCCTTCTTAACGATTTTCAACTTGAAGTTTGCACCCTGCCAGAAATCAAAAGGATTAATTGGAGTTTCATCCTCAAACTCTGGTTGCATTGCTTCCATAATTTTATCAAAGATCTTCTTACCAAATTTATAGAGGAATACTCCACCCTCATTCTGAGGATTGGTAGGATCTTTTACAACATAGATGTTTGCATAGTAGGAAAGCTTACGCTTCTGTCTACGAACTACATCTTTGTCTGCTTCATTACCACTGTTCCAGAGTTCACGATTGTACTCTGATACAGGATCCTTGCCACCTGTTGTGGTCAAAGAGTTCTCAATATACCATCCACCTGGTCCTTGGAATGCATGTGAATACATTTTTGCCCAAGGGATTTCCTCTCCTTCAGGGGAAGGTAAGAAACGAATTACGGCATAACCGTTGCCTGTTTTATCAACTTCAGGCTTCCAGAGACGCTCATCAGCACCTCCACTTGTGTTGTTCATCTTCTCCACTTCTTTAACCAATTTCTGGGTTAGAGATCCTAGAGAGGACTGTTTTTTTAGATCTTTAAAAGACATTTAGATTTGTTTTTAGATTTGGCTTTTGTGTACCTTTATATGTTACTAGGTAAATTGATTCCTGTCAATCTGTTTTTTCAATACATCAACCATCTTTGCCATTTGACTAAATGCTTGACTCATATCAGTGCCAGAAGGAATACCCATCATATTAGCAGATTCAATAATCTGCTCTTTCATTTTCTTTGCTTCAGGATCATCTGATAAACTCAAACGAGTGTACATAATCTGTTGCTTCTCAATCAACCTCTCAAGAATATCAACATGTCTATGTTGTTCTTCCTTTGGCATCGAGGGAAACTTAAAGACATTAGAATAAACTTCTTCTTGAAGTTCACTAATCTCTACCATCTCCGCACGAACTACATCTGATTGAAAAAAACTCATCTATTCCTCATTTGTTCCAGAGTCACCGTCGCTGGAATCACTCCCGACAGAGGGTTCGACATCGACGCTAGACCCTTCGCCCACGTCGCCTTCGCTTTTGGTGGCATCTTGTGCCTCCTGTGCTTTACTATCTTCAATTTGTTGCAATACATCTATAGCACCCTCAATTTTAATGCGAGTGTTATTTAATTCATTAATTTGTTTGGCGACATCTGTATATCGTGTCTTCAACTCTTCAAGTATTGCAGCATTTTCAAGTGCCATTGATAATAACCTCCTTTAAGATTTTTTTGTAACGGGATACATTAATATTTAGGAAAGGTTTATATTTTTTGATTTTACGACTGACGGTTTCCCACACAGGGTCATTCAATCGTTTATCAAAATTCTTTCCATACCCTAATATTATATCACATATCACCATAGTTTCAAGTGATGTTCTACTTCCCAAATAACTTTTTAAAATTGGTGGATGTCCTTTAGAACAATTAAATACATCAAGAATATTCTGTTTATCAAAAATAGTTTTAACTTCTTGATTAAAAAGATAAAATAATGACTGGTTTCTTTTTTGCCAATCCAAGTAAGTGTTACGACCATTTTTAATAATGTCTGCCATATAAACACTTTTAGGATCCGTTCCAGAAATAAAATTAGCAATAAAAAATTCCTCTATTTCTTTGTCAGGAAAATCCCTAGACATTTTTTCAAAGAAAAATCTATCCCTTCTTTTATAAAAAGAAGTTACCTTTAATCTAGGAAGTCTATTACCATACCTCTGATAATCATAAGAGTCTTTGGTGAAGTGAGACTTCATAGCAACATATGTTTTATAGCAATCAAAAGGCATCATTATATAATATGTCATACCCTATACTTTTATTGATATATTACCAGAAACACTAATCCTATCCTCTTTACAATTATAAAAAGGAAACACTTCATGGCTTAATGCAGAAGGGAAAAAAAGCATAGTTCCCTCATGTTCTTTACCTAATTGATAATGAGAGAAGGAATTTTCTCCAAGTATATTATTGTAATTAAAACAAAAAGATCCCTTCATCTTTAATTTTGATTTATTATCTTTATTTTGCTCTTCCCAATCATAAGGAATCTTCAACCAAATAACAAATGAATATATACCATCATGATTATGAGATGGATTAAACTCATATTGTTTTTGATAATTTACCCACCAATTTTCCAATCCATATGATAGAAATTTTTTATCATCACTAGAAATTTTAAATTTCTCCCAATTCGTTGTGAACGATCTCTTATATTCATCAATCAAATTTATAAGAGTATTATTAAAGAACCAATTATTTTCATCTTCTAATTTAAAACTAGAATCTATATTTCCTACAAGATACTGTGTATACTCATATTTTTTATGATTTACACAACTCCATACATAATCAAGTTCTGTTTGATTTAACTTATACTCCAACCACCCAATGGCTGAGTTTGGAACACATGCTCTAATCTTTGATTGTGGTTCTTTTGGAATACTCTTAACCTGCTTACCATAATTTAAATAGTCAATCATCTACCCTCCCTAGATTTATTTCTAATTGTAATGTGATTACCTTCAATTGAAATCTTTAAGTAATCTCTATGACTCCATCCCAACTCATCATATAACTTATTAAGTTTATCCATGTCCTCCCAAAGATCAGTTGGAGTGGGCTCCCCCCAGAAAGGATTGTCGTCAGGATCTGATGTCATAGTGGCAGTTTAGCTCGTGAACTTCTTTTTAGAAAATTAAGTTCTGATGCTTCATACTTAATCTTTTCCTTTAATGGTTTGGGAATAAGTTTAGGCACAGATTCTAGATCAATACTATTCTGTTCACAAAAATGAATAATAGCATCAATATAATTCATGTTTTCATTTACCTGCACTAAGGTTTCAATTTCTTGTGCAAATCCAGCAGAGGAGAAGAATTTACTCTTCAATACCTTCTCTAGTTCATTCTCCATCCTGTCTCCTAGTACTGTTAGATACAAACTCTTTTATATACCTTACTAATAATTTAATATAGTCCCCTTTGTTCCTTTTGTCAAATACTTTTACTTCACCACCAGGCGTGACCATGATAGTGATTAATTTCTT